CGGCGGAGATTGTTGCCCGCCGGCGGATGTGGGCCCCAGAGTCTCCGGGTATATTGAGATCTATCTCATAGTCTCCGGGGAGGATGGTCACCGACCGACCTTCCGGTCCTACCAGATAACCGTCAGGGTCGATCCGAAAGGAGGCCTGCCCTGCGACGATGGCCCGGCCCGGAGGCGAGGCGGTCGGGGTGGTCGGGAGGAAGGTCACCCGGCCCATGCGTCCCAGGCCGTCAGGGCCTACGACGCGTCCGGTGATCGTGGCGGTGGGGGAGGTCATCGGGGCTCCTGACGTAACGGTTTCGTCTCAGTCTTTACCTTACCAATACGATCGTGCAATGACTGGACCTCCGTGTACAGGTGGGACCTATCAGTGCGGGCGTCATTGCGGACGCCCTCGATCTGAATCTCCAGGCGGGACATGCGTTCCTCGTGCTGCCGGTCCGACTCACGAAGATCGTCGACCGACGCGGTCAGGCGAGCCAGCCCGTCCAGGACCTGGCCGAACTTGGAGTCGAGGTCATCCCGCAGGTTCGAGTCGTGGTTGTTGTGGACGCCCTCCGAGGCCGACTCGGCCGCGTCGGCCGCCCTCACGATGTGAGCGTTCAGTCGAGTCATCCTCTCCTCCAGGCGCTGCTGCTGCTTGTTGATAGTGACCCTGAGCCAGGTGATGAGTGCGGCCAGCAGGGCGGTCCCCGCCGTGATGACCTCCGGCGAGGCGAGCACTGCGAGGATCGGCGAGGACTGCCCTGCTGCATCCATGGGACTGCCTCAGCCGGCCAGGCCGGAGGCGTGGCGCGGGGTGTAGGTCTCCTCGGCGGCCGAGGCCACGGCGCGGTCGGTCTCCTCGGGCAGGGAGAACGACTTCAGGATCGAGACGAGAGTGGCGGCCCCGGCGATGCCAAGAGCGCCCTTCCAGTCCAGGCCGAAGAGCGAGGTGCCGACACCGAAGGCGCCGACCAGGGACTGCGCGAAGGTGGAGATGGCCCGCTCGGCGAGACCCTCCCAGAACGTTGCAGAGGCGTACTTCACATGTGCTCCTTCCATAGGTAAGGGCGGGGACCCATCCGAGCCCCCGCCCTTAGTGTAGCCCTATGAGTCCGTGAGGCTTCAATAGGTTACGGCGATGTCACGACCTCACCACAGCCGGAAGCTGTTGGTCTTGGAGGCATTCAGCGCCATCTGGAGAGCGGCGATAGTGGCCTCGCCGAAGTCACCGTCCACCCAGTCGCCGAAGGACCAGCCCGCCGGCACGCCCGGCTTGTTCCACGCCAGCACGAGGTACTGGAAGACCTTGACCACGTCGGAGTCCCACCCGCGGTCCTCAGGCAGCCGGTACATGCCGGTCAGCTGCTGGATCGAGGCGGCAGGCACGGCCTTGTTCAGGAAGCGCCGAAGGTTGGCGACGGCGAAGACCTCCTCATAGCCCACGGCGCCCATGACCGACTTCAGTCGGCCGACGGTGGCGGCTCCGTACTCACCGTCCACGGCGAGCTGAGCCTCGCCGGAGGCGGCTGCCGAGACGGTAGCCGACGCCCCTCCGCCGATCATTCGGTCCCAGGCGGCCCGGTCGCGTAGCCTGTTCAGGTCGAGAGTGCCTGAGTAACCGGGCAACCGGCCGTCCTCCGTGTACTGGTGGATGAGCGGCTGCCCCCAGTAGGAGACGTTCGGTACTGCGGGGTCCGAGTAGGAGGACCCGTAGTCCGAGTAGTCCGGGCCGCCCGCGTACCAGAGCGGGTACTGGGAGGCCACGGCCGACCAGTCGTAGCCGTTCAGGGCCGAGCCGTTCATGTAGATGCCCGGCGTGGAGCCCGTCAGGGACCGCACCGTGTCGAGGAAGGTCTTCGCCCAGGAGGGCCCTTGCGGCACTGCGTTGTCCTCCCAGTCGAGCCAGAGCGTCGCCTTGCCTCGGAACGAGCCGACAGCGGACACGAAGTAGCGGGCCTGGGCTGCCGCGTCACCCGGGCGGGCGAAGTGGTAGAAGCCCAGACGCTTGCCAGCACTGAGGGTGGCCTGCGCTTGCGAGACCATGTACGGGTTCACGTAGTCGTCATCCTCGGTGGCCTTGACGATGACGAAGTCGGCCCAGATCGCCCGGATGTTCAGGCCGCCCTGGTGGGACGATATGTCGATCCCGTGCGCGTGCCCGGGCTCCGAGCTTGCGGCCGCCGGGGCGGGGGAGCTCTCGGGCTTGCGATTCGCGAACTCGGGCCACTGCTGGAAGAACTTCGCCTCGTTGAAGCGGTGGCAGGAGGTCCAGGCACCGCGTAGCGTGTACGGGTGCTCGCTGTACCGCTCGGTCCGGGTCTCCTGACCGGTCTGGTCGCCGCGCTCGCCGAACAGGTCACCGGTCTCGGCGATCCACGCCTCCGACTCGAGCGGGTCGTAGCCGTCCTCGTCGATGACGATGACGTGGCCGACGCCGCCTTCGTTCCCGGCCGATAGGACGATGTCGCCGACCTGGAAGCCGCCGTCGGGAGTCAGGTTCTCGTCGGCCCAGGGAACCTCGTCGAAGCCCCGAGCCTCCATACCGGACCGGAGATTCCCGGTCCAGAAGTCGTTGGGCTCAAGCAACGCCTTGTGCCCCCACGGCACTCCGTATGTGTGGTGGAGGCCATAGGAGATCGACCCGGCGACCAGGCTCGAGCAGTCCGCGCTCTGCGGACTGGAGACCCGCCCGTAGGCGTCAGCGGCGGCGTACCAGCTGCGGCGGTCCTCGCCCTGGCTGTAGCCCACCGGCTGGTTGTCACAAATCTCTCGAGCGATCTGTGCGGTGACTGATCCTACGGTCACTTGCTCTCCTTAGGGGCTGTACGGAATGCCTCGAGGCGGGCCTCGAGGTCGGAAACTCGGGCCTCGGCGATGACGGCGCGCTGCGTAAGGCGCGCCACCTCGGCTGTGAGGCCGCCAATGACGGCCATGGCGTCTACCTGCTCTCCCGCCTGCGCGGCGGATGAGGTGTCGTTCATTTGCTGTATCCTTCCGGTTTCGTGGCGGGCCCGTACAGGCCGCCGCCCATGGACATGTCGTCAGGCAGGGAGCCCTCACCGCCCTGACTGCTTCCGCCCCTAGGAGACGGCGGAGGAAGTTGCCAGGAGGACTCCCGAGCATAGTCTCGCATGATGGGCTCCCCGTCCTCGGCGACCTCATGGTCAATCATGCGGGCCCCCTTGACCAGCACGGCCACTGCCGTGCCGGGAGCGCCCATGACATCTACGCGCCACTCCTCAGGGTTGGAGCGGTCCAGCTCGGCCCGAGCACCGTCACTGGCGAAGACGACCCAGGGGGCCTTTGCCGATGCGATCAGAGGAACGTAGTCCGGCAGGGTCCAGCGAGCGCGGCCCTCGGAGTCGAGGGTCAGGCTCTCCCAGTACTCGATCCCGTCGTAGGGAGACTCGGTGCTGGCGTGCATCAGCCACAGCCCGCCTCGCTTGGCGGACAGCCTGGGGACCCTCATGGAGAAGTTCTTGGTCCCGGTGATGTGCACCCCAGTGTTAGATATCCACACCTGGTTTGTGGGGCCGAACTGCATCGTCGTGGTGTTGCCGTCGGCCCAGAACCTCGGATAGTTCTCACCCATCGGGCGGATGTGAAGCTCACCTCGACCAACGTACAGTCTCGCCTGGTTATCCCCCTTCGTCCCGAAGGAGAATCCTCGGTCGTTCATCCACCAATACACATCAGAGGCCTGAAGATTCAGCCCGAGCCTGTTGAACGAGAATGAGGATCCGTCTCTCCCCCCACCCCCTCCGGGCGTGTACATAACGATAGCCGAGGTCCCCACCGTCAGGTGGGGGGACAATGCGCCTAGGCGCTTCGGGTAGGGGCTTTGAATGCGCATGGAGGGCTCCCCAGTGGACGCCTTGGATATAGAAATTGTCCCGTCCCACCAATTATCGTGAAGCGAGTTGAACGACAGGCCGCAGCCGTACCGGTACCCCTCGTACTCGTCCAGACCGTTCTCGCGCGCGACGATGTTGTTGAACCATACCTCCGACCAGGTATCCCGCCGTCCGAGGCGGCCACTGATGTTAATATCCCCCGACTGGGCGTTGATGTCCATCACCTTCCAGCCGTTCTGAGAGTAGGCCTGGATACCCCCGCCGGAACTCTTTGTCCCGGGGGCGGGGCGCCCCCCCCGGCGGGAGGGGGGCGCCGGTGATGACCTGCCCGTCGATCGCCCCACCCTGAATGTTGGAGGCGCTGACGGAGTTGGCGGCCAGCATCCCGGCCTTGATCTGCTCGAACTCGCCCTGACCGGCAGTGACGATCTCGGTCCACACGTGGTGGGCCGTCGCATTCACGAAGGAGGCGTTCCCGGTCACGGTGAGCTGGTCCGTGGTGATCTCCAGGAAGCGCCCGACGTCGGAGGCGATCTTCCGCGCAGTGACCTCAGCGATGCTGGCCGAGCCAGCGGTCAGCTTCCCGACGTCGAGGTTGCTGATCTGCTCGCTGGTGACCTTCATCCGCTCCCAGGTAGCGCCGTCCCAGCGCCACTCCGCGACGATGTCGAGGGTCTGGGCGTCCTGTACCCGGCACGTGTCTCCGACGGACTGCCCGGAGAACGGCGGCACAGTGTCGGCCGTACCTCGAATGTAGGACACCTCGCCCATGGAGGTGCGGATGCGGCGCACGGCGGACTCCATGGTCGCAGCCGTGAGCTTGGAGACCGTCTTGGAGTAGTCGTCACCGGCCTCCTCCCACTTCCACCCCTTGGGGGAGTAGACGACGGTTGAGCCCGGAGCGTCCCTTGAGTTGGACGGGTCCGATTGGCCGGGGGCGGCGAACGCCGGAACGGTTACGTACTGGCCGCCTCGCGCCCCCGCCCCGGCGAGAAACGGCTTCGTGGGGCCAGCCATCAGAGAACCTTGATGATGTAGGGCAGGGCGATGTACGGGGAGCGCACGTCGACCGGCTGCGACCCCCCGGTCGAGATGGCGATAGGTGTGCGCCCACTGGTTGCCGTACCTGTCGAGGTCAGGTAGGTGTACCCGTTACCGGATTCTCCAGCCCCGATGTCCTGATTGGCCTTCTTCGCCTGGAACCGGCGTCCGGCGTCCTCGACCTCACCGATCTGGTGGGTGTGGGCCGGCATCTGGTTCACGCTCAGCGTGACCGAGCCGGAGCCGCCCTTGTCGCCGAGCCGGTACGAGTTGCCGGTGCCGACGACGGAGCGGTCCCGGATGTCAGGTAGGCGGAAGTTGGTGGCGGAGCTGAATCCGTAGGCAGTGCCAATTACTGCGAACAGCTTGGCGTATGCATTGCGCTCCAAGAGTCGCCCATCACAGCGCATCCAGCCCTCAGGGTCACGCTCTGCCCCGAACATGGCGATGGTCCCAATCGGGATGGCCTTCTCCAGGGCGGTGCGGATGCCTGAGGCGATGTCCTGGACCTGTTTGATGATCTCGTCCGGCTGGCCGGCGACCTTCGTCTCCAGGTTGGTCACGCCGCGCGTGGCGGCGGAGATGCCATCCTCGATCCGAGTGAGGTCCGCTGCGGTGATCCGGGTCTCATTCGCCCCGAACCCGTCTCGCCACTGCTTGGTAGCCACGTACTCTTGCATCACTGATCTCCTTCTGCTCTGAGGACGAAGATTCGTCCATCGGGTGCGATCCACATGCTGGAACCTATTGTCCCACTATCTGGCGGGACGGGGCCGGACGATACGAGGTTGACGGCGACCTGAGTCATCGCGTCGGTGAGGTGCTTCATCTCTCGGAGGGTCCCCTCACGAGCGGCCTGCTGGAGGGCCGAGCTTCCCTTGAGCTTGTCCTCAACCGACTTGGCGATGGCGTCGGCGTCGATGTTCTGCTTCAGGGTGAGAGTGCTCGGAGCGCCCCACGCCGACCGGTTCCCGGCCCGGTCATAGGTCCGCAGACGCACCTCGTACTCGCGCATCTCCAGCCCCGCGACCGGCGCGCGCTGCATCGGGTTGGGCATCGTCGCCAGGACGCCCGGCGCGCGGCCCGGCAGTTGGACGCTGATCTCGACTCCGGCGAAGTCGGCTGGCATACCCTCACCGCCGGCGCCGCGCAGCGGCCACCATACGTCCAGTACCCCGAGGGTCTGAGACAGGGTCGGGGCCGGAGGCACCGGTGGCGGCGTGGAGTCGGTGGCCATCGTCTCGATGATCTCGGCGGACCATCTGCCGGTAGTCTCCCGAGTGACCGCTCTCACGCTGAAGGCGTACTGCCTGCCTGGGATCAGTTCCGCGACCTCGGCAGTCGTTCCGGTGGACGTACTCATGCGCCCGGCCTTGTAGGGGACCTCCCGGATCGAGATGTCGTAGCCGGTGACGTCCACGGCCACCCCGAGGGTGTCCGTCGTCACCGCCTGCCACTGGAGCGTGGCCACCGCCTCCGCCCCGCCCCCCCCCCCCCCCCGCCGCGCCCCGCCGCGGGGGCGGCCGCG